TGTATTCCAAAGCTGATACAATCAGTGATGGATAATGGTGTATTGGACACACCATTGAGAATAAGGGTAGCATAACCAAACTTCTCAAGAATCCTACGACTTTAGTCGTGGGAGGTTCAAAAGCAATTAATATAAAAGAGGTGATAAGTTGTTAGTACCTCAAGAACTAATTTTAAAAGCAAAAGAACAAATAGGAGATAAAGCTGCTTATATAATTGCAGAAGCACTAAATTTACAAGAATTTGATGAGAAAAATTTAAAAGCATTATGTCCCTTCCATGCGGAAAATACGCCGTCCTTTGTATGGAATCCAAAAAACAATAGTTATCACTGTTTTGGATGTGGGCGTAATTTTGGAATATTAGACTTATATATGCAACAAGGCTATACATATTTAGGCGCAGTAGAAAAATTATTTGAAGAAGCAGGAATTAAATACAGTTTTGGCACAAAAAACATAAAAACAAAACGAGAATATAAATACCCTAAAGAAGAAACAAATATGGATAGAAGTAAAGTAGAACAATATCTTGCATTAAGATGTATAAGTAAAGAAACATTAGACTATTGTGATATTAGACAAGATAGTCATGGCAATATAGTTTTTAACTATTATGACACAAATGATGTTCTCACAATGGTAAAATATCGTCCTGCAAGAAAACTTAATAAAGGAGAAATAAAATGTTGGTGTCAAAAAGGTGCTGATACTACACCTTTATTATTTAATATGAATAGAATTGACCCAACGCAACCTTTGTTGATTTGCGAAGGAGAAGTAGACTGCTTATCAGCAATTGAAGCAGGGTTTAAAAATGCTGTTTCAGTACCATTTGGTGCAGGGAATGAATCGTGGGTCGAGGAGAACTGGGACTGGTTAGAGCAATTCAATAAAATAATAATATGGGCTGATGCTGATGAAGCAGGACGCAAAATGAAGAAAAATATTATTCCACGCTTAGGACAATGGCGTTGCTATGAAGTTGAAGCTCCAACGGAAATAGAAAAAGATGGTAAAATAATATATATAAAAGATATTAACGAAGTGCTGTATTATTATGGAAAAGATAAGATAATAGAGTGCATCAACAATGCAAAAGAAATGCCTATTACTGATGTGGTAGATTTATATGACATACAAGAACTTGACTTAGAAACAGCCGAAGGTGTATTTTCTGGTTTTGAGGAAATAGATAAATGGATATATAAGTTTTTCTTTGGTTGTATAAATATAATTACAGGAATTAACGGATGTGTTGATAGCGAAACGGAATATTTTAATGGTACACAATGGAAAAAAATTAGTGAATACACCGAAGGAGAAAAAATTTTACAATATAATAGCGATGGTACTGCTACATTGGTTGAACCAATTCAGTATATTAAACAACCATGCAATGAATTTTATTTAATTAAAAGTAAATACGGAGTAGAGCAATGTGTAACTAAAGAACACAACATAGTTTATTTGACATCAAAAGGAAATATTCAAAAAATAAAATTTGAAGAATTATTAAGAAGACATAATGAATTACCTAATGGCTTTTATGGAAAGTTTATTACAACATTCAAGTATAGCGGAAACAAACCAATACCTTTAAATGAATATCAATTAAGATTAATGGTTGCCGTTTCTGCTGACGGACATTATCCTAATGGTACAAATATTTGTCGAATGCGTCTTAAAAAAGAAAGAAAAAAGGAAAGATTAAGATGGTTGTTAAAAATGTGCAATATACCAATAGACGAAAGACAATATAAAGGTGAAAATTCAAAAGGATATTCTGAATTTTATTTTCATACTCCAATAAAGTTTAAGCAATTTCCTGCTGAATGGTATAATGCACCAATTGAACAATTAAAAATAATTTTTGATGAAGTTTTTTATTGGGATGGATGTGTTGCAGACAAAGCATATTTTACAACTATAAAAGAAAATGCTGACTTCATTCAATTTGTAGGCAGTGTATGTGGGCATAGGTCTATAATAAGAAAAGATATTAGAGAAAACAAACCTATTACATATGAAGTTCGTATGACAAAATCAATATATCCGACAATTAAGAATTTAAAAAGACAATATCTAAAAGAGCAACATATACAACCATATTATAACCATGATGGATATAAATATTGTTTTACTGTGCCAAGTGGTATGTTAGTATTAAGAAGGAATGGCAAAATAAACATTACTGGAAACTCAGGCAAAAGTGTATTAATTAACCAAATGTGTATATGTGAACCTTTAAATCAAGGATATAATGTATTTGTGTTTAGTGGAGAAATGACTAAGCCACAGTTAAAAGAATGGATTGAATTGCAATTGGCAGGAAGAAGACATATTGAAGTTGAAAATAAACACATTAGAAAAATAAAACCAGAGATTAGAAAACAAATGAGAGATTGGTACAGAGGAAGGATTTACGTTTATGATAATGATAAAGATTTTACAGCAACTTCAATATTAAATAAAATGGAAGAATTAGCACGTAAAAAAGGAGTTAAAGTTTTTGTATTAGATAATCTAATGATGATTGACCTTGAGTGTAATAACGAAAATATATGGCAGAAACAAAAAGAATTTGTAGTAAAACTTGTAAATTTTGCACATAAATTTAATGTCCTCGTGCATTTAGTAGCACATCCACGCAAAGTTGAAACAATACGAAGATTAACTAAACTAGACGTAGGTGGAAGTGGAGATATAACCAATTTAGCGCATTATGTTATGTCTATACATAGAGTTACTCCAAAAGAAAAAGAAGGAGTAAAAAATAAAAAAGGTGAATATGTAGTTCAGCCAGTAGAGTATGATTGTATTATAGACTTGTTTAAAAATAGAATTACTGGAACACAGGACAAAGAATTAGGCGTATATTTTGATAGTCCTTCATATAGATTGTGGTCTACAAAAGAAGAATTAGACAAGGTGTTTAAATGGGATAAAAATAAATATAAAAATGATTTACCAGACCCAAGAGATGAAGATTTGCCTGATTTTATAAGGGGTTGAAGCTATGAATAGTTATACTGTTTTTCATTTACATAGCGATTTATCTATTTTAGATAGTGCAACTAAATATGAAGTATACATAAATAAAGCCGTAGAAGTCGGTATGACTTCTATTGGCTTTTCAGAACATTCAAATGTGTTTCAATGGATTAAAAAGAAACAACTTTGCGACAAAGTTGGAATAAAATATATTCATGGGCAAGAGTTTTATATTACTGAATCTTTGGAAAACAAAATTAGAGATAATTGGCATTGTATTTTAATTGCTAAAAACAAAGATGGAGTTAAAGAATTAAATAGATTATCTTCACTTGCTTATACCAAAGATGGACATTTCTATTATGATGCAAGAATTACATTAGATGAACTAATTAGCACAAGTGATAACATTATTGTTACGACAGCGTGTTTAGGAGGAATATTAAACAACGGAACTGATACAGCTAAACAAAAATATTTAGAATTTTTAATAAAAAACAGACATAGATGTTTTCTTGAAATACAACATCACAATGATAAAGAACGAAATCAATATAAATATAATAAATATTTATATGAATTATCTAAACAATATAATATTCCGCTTATTGCTGGAACAGATACTCATAGTTTAAATAAAGAACTGCATGATGTTAGAAGAATATTGCAAAAGTCAAAACATATTAAATTTGAAAATGAAGAAGATTGGGATTTGACATTTAAAACTTATGATGAACTTGTTGAAGCATATATTGAACAAAATGCACTACCAAAAGTAGTATTTTTAGAAGCTATAGAAAATACTAATGAGCTTGCTGATATGGTGGAAAATTTTGAATTGGACTATACATACAAATATCCTAAAGTATATGACAATGCAGAACAAGTATTTTTAGAAAAAATCAATAATGCTTTGGTTGAAAAGGAGTTAAATAACGAAACATATAGAAACAGAATTGAATATGAGTTACAAGCAATAAGAAAAAACAAGGCAATAGACTATTTGCTGTTACAGGAAAAAATAATTTCTTGGTGTAAAAACAATGATATATATGCAGGGCCTAGCAGAGGTTCGGTATCTGGTTGTCTGTGTGCATATTTATTAGGCATTACCGAAGTAGACCCAATTAAATATAATCTTAATTTTGATAGATTTATGAATACTGAAAGGGTAAGTCTTAGCGATATAGATGTGGATTACCCTCCTAATAAAAGAAACGAAGTTAAAAATTTTGTATTCAATAACTTAGGGCTAAAATGTTGTGATATAGTTGCTTTTAATACTGTTGCATTGAAAGGTGCAATCAGAGATGTTGCAAGAGCTTTAGAAATACCACTTGAAACAGTAAATAAAATATGCGAAAGCGTTGATCAAGAAGAAGAAAAATATAGAAATGAATATCCTGAATTATTCAAATATGTTGACTTACTAAATGGCGTAATTACTTCTGTATCCATACATCCTTGTGGTTCTGTTGTGAGTGACTATAATTTAGAAGAAGAAATAGGATTGTTTACCTCTTCTACAAATGAATATCCAATATCTCAAGTAGATATGAAGGGAATTGATAGTGTTAATTTCGTTAAACTTGATATACTTGGTTTAGACAATATTCAAATTATAAATGAAACTTGTAAATTAGCAGGGATAGACAGAATTACACCTGATAATTTGGATTTTAACGATGTTTCTGTATGGGAAGATATTGCACAAGATAATACATCAATATTTCAAATGGAATCAAATTTTGCGGGACACATAATAAGACAACTTTTTAGCAAAGAAGTATTAAACAGAATACAAAAACAGATAGGACACATAGATTATTTATCTTTGTTTTCTATGGCTAATGGTGCAATAAGACCAGCAGGAGAATCTTATAGAGATAAAATGTGTCAAGGCATAATTAATGATAATGGACATCCTGCATTAAACAATATGTTATCATCGACATTAGGATATTTAGTATACCAAGAGCAGATTATTGAATTTCTGAATAAATTTTGTGGCTTTACAATGGGTGAGGCAGACGTAATAAGACGAGGGTTTGCTAATTTTTTGGCGTACTAAGTAGAAATACTTAGTATTATTAGGGGGCAAAATCGGTAAAGGCGTAAGTGGTGGTCAGATAAAAAAATAATATGAAAAATAGATTTTTAAGTCAAGAAGAAAAAGATAAAATAATTATATTATACAAACAAAATTTGAATACAAACCAAATTGCTAAAATATTAAACAGAAATCAATCTACAGTTGAACGTTATTTAAAAAAGAATGGATACAAAATGAATTATGGAAGTAGAATAACTAAAAAAGATAGAAATTTTATTATTTCACAATACATAAATGGATTAACTTGTAAAGATATTTGGAGACAATATTATAAAGATGTATATAATTCAAGTGCAGTAATAGAAAAAATAATAAGGAATGAAGGTTTATCACGAGGTATATATAAAAAAGAAGTAATAGTAAATCATGATTATTTTGAAAACATTGATAATGAACATAAAGCTTATTGGTTAGGATTTTTAACTGCTGATGGTTGTATAAGACATAAAACAGAAAATAGTTGGTATACGAAATTAGAAATACAATATAAAGATAAATATTTACTTGAAATTTTTAAAAAAGATATTGAAACTGATACAATAATTAAAGATTATAAATATGGTCGCAAACATAATGCTATGCTTATTATTTATTCAAAGAAATGGGCAGAAGATTTAAATAAATTCGATATTGTTCCAAACAAAACTTTTAAAATACATAAACTACCAAATATTAATATAAATTTAATGAAACATTTTATCAGAGGTTATTTTGATGGCGATGGATGTATAATGTTATATAAACCTAATGACCAAATATTAAGAAGATTAAAAATATCAATATGTGGAACAAAAGATTTTCTTAATAATTTAAATATATTTTTAAATAAACAAATTGGAACTACTAAAAATAAATTAATTGACATGAGTAAATACGGGGCAAATGTATTTAATTTACGTTATACAAGTAATAATGATGTTATTAAATTTTGTGAATATATTTATTCAGATTATACAATTTGTTTAGAACGAAAGAAGAACAAATATATTGAATTTAAAAACGAAAGGAGTATAATGTAAAAATATACCACCACACGCTAATACCGAGGTAACGGAAAACACCATTCCGCACCGTAGAGCATAGCAGGTGAGCGTTAAGGGAGCAATAATCCTGCCACGAGTGTCCCCCACCCAAACGTAAAGTCGTGGGTGAAAATGTATGCCGACCTGGGGATGAATTGACATCCTATAATGCGAGGAAACTCCCAGAGCTATAGGATAAAAAGCCTATAGGGTAACATAGTGAAGAAGTTGGGAACAGAACAATACATACCACAAATAAAAGATGGTTTTATAAAAACAATGCAAGAAAAATATAATACCACAAAAGAAGAAGCAGAAAAGATTATAGAATCATTTTTAAGAGTTATAGAAGATGCAAGCGATTATCTTTTTTCGCTAAATCATAGTTTACCATATAGTATGATAGGTTTTGCCTGTGGTTATTTAAGGAAGTATTATACTATAGAATATTTGACGGTATTACTAAATATCAACGAGGGCAATCAAGAGAAAACTACAAAGATCATTGAATATGCAAAAAGTAAAGGCATAAAAGTAAAACCTATAGAATTTGGTAAATCAAAAGCCGATTATTTCTTTGACAAAACAGAGAACACTATATATAGAGGTTGTGCAAGTATTAAATATCTTAATAAAGAAGTAGCAAACGAATTATATGAATTAAGCAAAAATAAATATAATAGTTTTATTGATTTGCTTGTAGACATTGTAGAAAAAACATCGGCAAATACCAGACAAATAGGGATATTGATACAATTAAACTATTTTAAGCAATTTGGAGAAAATGGAAAACTATTGAGTATATATAAAGAATTTACCGAAGGAAGTAATAAATATGATAAAAAATATAAAGACAATACAAAAATAAAGCGTATAACTGCATTAAAAGAAATTGAAAGTATAACGCCTAATAAAAGAATATCTTTAAAGGAACAAATTAAATTTGAACAAGAATTATTAGGATATATTCAAACGACAATTCCTAATATAAATCCAAGATATGTGTATGTTATGGATATTGATACTAAATTTTCTCCAAAACTTAATTTATACTGTTTAGCAAAAGGTACTACAGGTATTATGAAAGTAAGTAAATGGGATTTTGAAAAATATCCAATAGAAACAGGTGATGTTATATATATCAATAAGAGTAAGAAAAAATCTCAGAAAATATTTAAGGATGGTAAGTTTATTGAAAACGAGGATGTAAAAGAATATTGGGTAGAAGAATATACTATAGCAAATAATGAATTTTTATAAAATATAAATATAAAATTATACTTGACAAATATAAAACTTGTGGTATTATATAAGTGGGTGATAAGCCTACTTAATATAAAATATGTTTTTGATTTAAAGGAGGGAATATGTTAAATTTAAAAATACTTGAAACTTGCTATACAAATAAATTTCCATTTGAATTAGAAGAAAAGCCAATTTTAATGGAAGTAAATGAGAATACAGTTGAATACTTTAAAGAAACATTAGTAGGTATAGGATGGGTAAAAAAACTAAAAACTTTAATACATTGGAGTGATAAGTACGAGAAATTAACATATGAAAATTACTATGAATACATTAAATCCAATGTAAACAATTTTGTTGAATATGTTGACAAATATAATAATAAATATCTGATTAATTCTAATTTATGTGCAGGAGCAGAAAAATATGATTGGGGTATATGTATTAGATTCATTAGTGGTGAAACAGTTTGTTTGGAGCAAGAGTGTGTATCAATTGAATAAAAAAATAACAAGGAGATGATTCTATGTGCAAATATAGAAAATATGATGCTGCCAATGATAAGTATTATTGTTGTGTTGGTGGCGATGAGTGTAATCCTGATAATTGTTTTAAAAAACGTAAAGTAAAGGAGTGATTATATGAGAGTTACTGTCATTTCTGAAAATATAGCAAAACTAGTAAAAGATTTGATGGTTAAAACATATGGAATTAGTGAAAAAATAGCTAATGATATTGTTTTTGATATTAATCAAATTATTATTGAAAACGAAGATGATTAATATAAAAATGTGTTTTGATTTAAACAGGAGGAAATATGAGATATTTTAAAATTATTCCACCAGATAATATTCAATATCAATATATTATTGTTTTAAAAAGTAGTGAAAATAATCGGGTATTTAACTTTGAAGGTGGGTTAAACACAAAATCATGTTTTGATAAATAGTAACCCTGCGTTAACTTTCAGGGTGGTTAGGAGGAAAACACGATGGCTAAATTTGATTATATGAATTTTTGGTATCGGTGGTTGGGATACAGAATTTGTTGCGAATGCCAGAAAGTACACGGAAGAACAAACTATTAATTTATGTGTTAAAGAAAACGATTGGAGATTTAAACCTGATTATTGCAATGGGAAACTGCTGAGAATGCCAACAATTGCTGACGTCAAACTACGCCATGTTAGATGGTATGTTAAAACACCTGATTTTTGTGAATATGATGACGATGGGAGAGGTTGTTATTCGTATTGCAAGGCAGGAGAAAGAGGCAGTTTCCCAGTGTGGGTTGTAGAGTTTGCAAAATTGGAGGTTGAGCGTAATGGCTAAAGCAATTTTGGATGCAATTGAACAACTAGAAATATACACTACAAACAAAGTGCAGGAATGGAAAGAAATTATGCAAAGACCAAGCAATAGTGAGGAACAAGATAGAGTTGCTACTGCTGTATGGGAAACATACAGAGATATGGCAAATAAGATTGCAGATTTAGGAGAATTGGCTGAAAAACAAAATTTGTTGAATTTGAATAATGTTAAAAAGGCTTTTGCTATAGCCAATAATGCGATTTATTTTAATGACAGCAGCGACTATTTACCTGCTTTATATCAAGTTTGTAAAACTTTAAATCCTGAAATTGAAGATGAATTAACTGGAAGCAAATATATAGAAGAAGATTAATCAATTGGAGGAAATACAATGAAATATCCATGTATAATCGAAGCTGACACTGTAGAGTTGGTTAATGACTATAAGCATCCAATGTACTTACAACCTACAGGCAAAACTAAAATTATAGAAAGAGAAATTGAAAGTTTGTTCCAACCTAAAATTGGAGATATATTAACTGTTGTTTTAGGATTTGTAGTTGCTAAATATGAAGTGACTGAAGTAAACTATCTTAATGATAAATTTTATATAAAAACAAATCTCATAAACTTTTTTGATATAACTAAAATATTTTAAATAAAGCTCAGATTTTATTTATTGTTTTAATCATTATAATAAAATAAATTTGAATACAATCTCGGTTTGATTAAAAAATATCAAAATAATAAAAGGAGAATAATTATGAGTTACAGCAGTTTGTGGGTAATGAATAATAAATATGAAGGTTTTGAAGTTAAGGAATTTTCTAATTCGTGGTGGTTTTCACCTATAGTATGGGATATTTTATTTGAAAAATATTTGCCTGAAAAAATGTATCACCCATACATTGGTAAGATGGTTTATATGACCGCTGTAGAATTTGATAAATCAGTGTATTCATCATTGAATAATCGAATTAATAAATGTACTTCTAATGCCGACAGGGTTTGTTGGGAAATGAGTAATCAGCAGATATTTTTCACTAAGGATAAGCAGTTTGTTGCAGATGCTATATTGCAATTTGTAAAAGATAATGCAAGATATAATGAAAGAATTTTGACTAAAGACCATATCAAAAATAGGTTTATTGAAATAGCCAACTCTATTCTTGAATTAGACGAAAATGAATATCCATATTTTATATTTAAAAACACAAGCTGTGATGATAACGTTGAACGCTGGTTTAGTGATTATAATGAAGAAGAAGACGAATATAAAACTATAAATTTGTCTCAACAAAAAGAATTAGTAGCAGAATTTGTTGTAATAGAAAATAATAAAATTGATAGGTTTATGAGTAATTTGGATTATTTTAATAAAGTTTAAATAAAAGTTCTGTTTGATTAAAACTGTGAAAGGGGATGTGTTATGTATAAAAATTTAGAAGTTGGCGACTATGTCCTTATAAGAGATAATTCAAAATGGTCGGGTAAAGTATGCTTGATTGAATCTGTTGATGAAAAAGTAGCATATGCTGTATGTGTAAATTTTCCTTTTGAGAAATATTGGATTAATGAAGATACTTATAAATATATTCAAAAAGTTAATTGCAATAAGGTTGGGATTTTATGTTAAAAAAAATAAAAGACAAATACTATTCAATCAAAAATGGCATATCAAACATAATTAGATGGATGCCTACAATATGGCGATTACGTGATTGGGATGCTGAATACTTATATTTGCTCATATATAAACATCTTTCTCACGTAGAAGATTGTTTGAGATATAATGGACATGGGGTAAATTCAATCAAAGATGCTGATAGAATTAGGATTGCTAAAAATCTTGCAAAAAGATTATATGAACATGATTATATTTCTAATGCACTTATACCAGTAGAAGAAAAATATGGAGAATTAAAAGTGAGAATTGAAAAAGATGACATTTTACCAATGTGCGACAAAGTTATATTTGATGAAACACCAGAAGAAGAAAAAGCAAGAAGTAGAGCATATAAACATGCTGAATATATGGAAAAACAAGATAGAAAGATGTTATTTTCTATGTTAGATAAATATATAGATAGATGGTGGGATTGAAAATTGTGGTACTATTCATCAAAGGGATGAAAATGCTGCTAAAAATATATTACATCGAGGATTAAGAAAATTAAGTATGACTATATAAATTAATATAACTAGGGTAGGAACTATCCGAAGTTACGCCTGTGGAGTTAGTAGGTTACGAGGACGAAGAAGCAGGAAGAAGCCTACGACTTCAGTCGTGGGAGGTTCACATATGACAGCAGAAAAGTTTATAGAAAGATGCAAATTGGAATTAGGATGGACTGATATAGATATTAAGAATAATTGTTACAATCCACATACAAATACATGTACTTTAACTAACCAGCGACAGAAGTCGCCCACTTCTACAAGTGGGTGATGAATGTCGCTTGACAATTCCTTCCTTTGCGATATAATCAGTATTATAAGGAAGGAGTTTAGGAAAATCAATGAAACTTGATAGCAATAATCATTCAGTATTCTTACTATATTACC